CTTTCCATGCTTTCTTACAAAACTCGTTGTCTCCACTTATTCCTATAACCATTGCATGATCTACAAGCAAATCCATCGCCTGTATTTCTGTTGGACATATGAATGTAAAATCTTTTGGATAAAAGTAAATGACTGCCCACTTATTTGTAATACTAGCTGTACTAACGTTTATAAATTCTTCTGTTGTTCCTATGCCCGTTAAGTCAAACATGGGAAATCTCTCTCCTACTGATAACATAATTTTCTCCTAATGTATTGTTATGTTTTGATAGGCTAGTTCTTGTAGTTCTTCACTGGCTTCAAATAGTGTTCTAAAAGCCTCTAGATCTGGAACTATTGTTCCCTCGTAGTCTGCTATGAACGCCCTGTATGCCGTTTCTAATTGTTTTTCTGTGTATAATACTAACATTATTATCCTATCGGTAAATTATCTTCATCAAAAGAACCACTTCTATGTAGTTTTTTTAAATCTTCTATTGTTTGTTTTCTACCCCATCTTTTTACTATATGTAAAAAGTTTTGTACAGAAGCCTGTTTAGGGGTATCAGGCTTCTGTTTTTCTTCGTTAGACATGACTTTTATATTTAACAAAATTAACTAATTGGTTGACAGTTTCTAACCTCTCTGCCTCTAAATCAGGTATCTCAATGTTGAATGTTTCTTCTACTAGTATAACTAGTTCAACTGTATCTAAGGAATCACACCCTAAATCATCCATAAAGTGATGGTTCATTTTAATATCACTAACATCTCTTCCAAGATGTCTTGCTACTAAATTTACAACTCGTTCTGTTACTTGCATTATAGTCTCCTTACTTACTATTAATTTTATCTTTAGCTGTTCCTGCATAGAGTCCGAACCAAGCTGCGCCTGCTCCTACTACTATCGAAATCAACCCTGATTGTTCGAATGAAGGCTCTGGTAAGTCCATGAACCAAAAAGTAGTATAATATAATAAATACATATACACACTTAAGAAGGCTCTAGGAAATATTCTATATGCATCTACCATTTGAGAAAACCATATATATCTCTGCCACGGATTTTCTGGTGCTGCAGCCAGTTCCATCTCCATTATCTTTGTTTTTAATTCGCCAATTTCGGAAACCATTGCCATAAATTTGTTAAGGTCAATTTCTACCTCGTTTCTAGACATATCGCCTTGAAACTGTTCGGATGGTTGTGCCATTCTATTGTTCCTTTATTAAAGTGTATACACCATAAGCTAATCCTGCCCAAGCTATCCACTTTACTAGGGGAGAGGCTACTAGAATAGCAACACTAATTGCTATAATACTAATCCCGTCCCAAGAAGTTCTTTCAGCTACTCTAGCTAATACCCATTCTTTTATATATTCTAATTGTACCATTGTTTTCTCCCAATCTCTTTCGAGCTTTGATCTACATTTTACACTTACGTTTTTGTAAGTGTGCTTGCATCTCTTCCAATTTATCTGATACTGTGGTACAAAATGTAAAGGGAACTATCGCATGAATTATACTTACAATACTTAACCCTAAAAAGAGTATAGAATATAAACTTGCACATTTCGCGTGTTCGAAATAAGTTTCGTTTGTATCTTTTAAATGATTAAAGTTCATTTAAACTCTTTATCGCATTTACCCACCTAAATTGGTCTTCTTCTATGTCTATAGGTGTTACATCTATACTATAGACTTTAGAATCTTTTTCTAATTGTTGAATATCTTTTAAGTTAATTTCTTTTTTTCCGTCTGTTTCAACTATTATTTCTATTTTATAAAACTGTTTTTGCATTACTCTTGTCCTTTCATAAACTCTGGGTATGCATTGTTTCCTGTTTCCCACATATCTTGTCCGCCTACTTCTTCTGCCTCTGTTGCTCTAATTCCTATTGTTTTCTTTAATATAAACCAAACTATATAAGAAGAACTAAATACAAAGGAAAATATTGTTAAAGTTCCTATAGCTTGATTTAAGAAAGAAGCATCTGTGTTAAGTATTGGTACTAACATAAGTCCTAATATACCTGCACTTCCATGCACACTAATTGCTCCTACTGGATCATCAATTCCCCACTTCTCTAAATAACTCATTGAGATTGGAACTAATAATCCTCCTAATGATCCGTAAACAACTGCCATATATGGACTAGGTGTTAAAGGATCTGCTGTTATAACTACTAATCCTGCTAATGCTCCATTACATACTGCATTAAGAGCTGTTTTACCCAACCATAGTTTAGATAAAATCATTGCGGATAAAAGTCCTGCGGCAGCTGCTGTATTTGTATTTACAAAAATCTTTGCTACTGCATCAGCGTTTTCTATACCTGATATAGCTAATTGAGATCCACCATTAAAACCAAACCAACCAAGCCATAATATAAGTGTTCCAAGTGTAACCTGTGCTGCATTAGAACCATGTATCGGTTGAGGATTACCATAATAATCATACTTACCTATTCTTGGTCCAATCAAAAGTACTGCTGCTAAAGCTGCTGAAGCTCCTGCCATATGTACTATACCTGATCCAGCAAAGTCAAAGAATCCTAACTGACTTAACCAACCTCCTCCCCATGACCAAGCACCTTGTATTGGGTATATTAAAGCAGTAAATATTGCTGCAAACCCTAAGAAAGTCCAAAGTCTTTTTCTTTCTGCTACTGCGCCTGATACAACAGACATTGCAGTTGCTACAAATACTGCTTGAAAGAAGAAGTCTGCCCATAATGCATGATCTGGGGGTTGATTCCATCCATACATTAATGTATATCCTACTAGTAAATACATTATTGAAGCTACACTATAAAGTGCTACATTCTTGATTAATATTTCGATTACATTCTTAGAACGAACCGATCCTGCTTCTAACATTGTAAATCCAGCAGCCATAAACATGACTAATACACCAGACATTAAAAAGTAGAAGGTATTTAGTGCATAGGCTAAATCCATATCATATCCTTACTTAATTTTAATTAAAGCTGTTTCCACAACCACAAGTAGACTTAGCGCCTGCGTTCTTTATTTTAAACATTGACATAAAAGTACTTTCTTCGTAGTCAATGGTAACCCCTTCTAAATATCCTAAACTAACTGCGTCAACAAATAGTCTAATGCCTAGCTTTTCTATGATATAATCGTCTTCGAATGTATCTTCGATAGGTGCTATTCCAAACCTATATTGAAACCCTGCACAACCACCCCCTTCTATTGCTATCCTTACAACTTCTTTGGGGTTGGTAAACTCTCTTAACTTGGTCGCTGCTGCTTCTGTAATATCAATCATCTTTCTTGTCCATCAAGATTATTGCATAATGAATAATCTTCATGAGGTTGTGATTTCTTGCTTCGCCCTCTTTTTTTCCGTATCTTTGTGCATACTTAATAATATTTCCTAAACAAAATCCCTCTAAGTAGCCTGCGTCTTGTATCGTTTCAGTCGCTTGTTTTGCTCCTTTAGCATAATGTTTGTCATAAGTTGAAGTAATATATTTTAAAACTTTACTTATCTTTTCTCTTTCATTAAACTTATATCCTGCATCCTTAAAAGGAGGATTATAGTTGTCTACCCAATCCATGCCTTGCTCCGTTTTTGTACTCTTTGGAATCCATCCAACAGGTGTACCTCCGCAGGAATCCTTATTATTCATTACTTCTTTAAGGATTTTGCGTATAAAATATCATTTTCCATTTTAAGCCCGTCTATTATAAGTTCTAGTTTTTGCACTTTTTTAAAAAGGGTATCAGTCGTTATTTCTAATACTAATATTCTTTTATATGCGTCTGTAAGTCCTAAGGCTTTTGCTATTAATTTTTTCATCTTTTTACCATTTAGTTATTATTAAATATAAACAATATACTGGCGTTGCAGCATATGCAAGAAAGAAAAGTTCAAATAATCCCATCACTCTTTCTCAAAAGGGGATGTAATTCCTACTGAAGGTCTGTTTGATTTTGAACTAGCCTCTACTGGTTTATCGGGCGTAGTTACATCTTTATAATATACTATTATTTCTTTTTGTTCTAGAATATATCTTCTCATTTCTTGTAAGTTGCCACTCATTTTTTCGTATCCTTGTGGCGACATAGCAAAGAATGTAGGAGTAGTATCAACTCCCTGTACCTTTGCTAATTTGGCTATAAATTCATCTATGTTTTTATCACTCACAACATACCAGTCAGGTCTTTCTAGCCTGATCGCTTGAGGTAAAGGTGGGTGGTAAATTTCAATTTCTATAGGAGCCGTAGTTATTTCAACGGGGTTAGGTATGTTTCGTCCTGTTAGAGAACAACTACTAATCGTTAGAGTTGTTATCAGGATCGTAATCTTGAGGTTCTGTTTCATCTTCTATCACTTTAAATATTCTATCTGTTGCTTTATTTGCTTTAGTCTCGATAAGACCTGGCTTTGCCCTAGCCAATTTTGTAAGGTCATGCTTCTTAAAAACTTCCAAATACGCTTTGGTTTCTTTTGAGATGGCTGCATTTCTTGCTGTAAGAGCTTCATTTGCCTTTCGTTGTTTTTCCATAGCTGTCTGTAGAGCCTCAAACGCAATTGCTTGTTGTTGATTCTTGAGATCCAACGCAGCTTTTTCTGAAGCGAGTACTTCGTATCGTTGCATTGTATCTTGGTACCATGTGTACGCTCCGCCAACTAATCCTCCTAGTATTACTATTACATAAATATATTGCATTATTTTATTTTTCGTGCCTGTTTATAGACTACGACCTTATTCAAGGTTGGGTCAAATTTCTTTAACTCAATCTTACCAAAGTTATTCTTTGGGTTTGTTGTTGTTGTATAATAATGAGGAGATTCTGTACTCTGCATTTTTATATTAACTCTTGTTTGTTTGCCTTTTCTAGCCATTCTTTTCTTCCTCTTGTGTTCTTTTTAATTCTTTAACCATGTTTTGATGATTGTCTCTTGCAGTATCACCTTCTTCAATCCAAGGTCGGTTTTGTAAAAATTGTTCCTTTTTAGTACTAGTCATTTCTTCTTCCCAATCGCACCCTGTTTCTGGATTATAGAAGTAGTACTTCTTCACTTGTACTTACGTCTTACTTTATAAGGATTAACTCTAGCTTTATTTACTATCTCTAATGCTGTTACTTTCTTATGTAGAATCATTAAATTACTTTCATGGCGATTAAGCCATTGTTTATTTGCTACTACTACTCTTTCTAGTTCAACTATTCTTGCGTAAGCATCTGTCAAACCTAAAAACTTTAGTATCCGTTTCTTAATTATCATTGACATCTGATTCGAATGCTCCTGAGTAGTCCATCTCTTGTTCTGACCAAACTGGACCGCCTTCATCTACCATATTATCTATGGGTTCTAAGTCTTCTTGTAAGAGTTCTGATACTGATTTATTTATTTTACCATCTCTATGCTCTAAAAATATCTTATTTTCATGTCTTATCTGAGCATCATTCTTTTGTCTGCGTAAATCCCAAACAGTACCCTTTCTCCAATCTCTTGCTTCTTTATGATAAAACTCCTTTTCTAACCAATTTTGATTTTTCGTTAAGTATTCCCACTCATTAGAAAAGGGCTTCATACCTGCTTCCCACCTTTCAGCATAATTCTCATCATACATAGTTCTGACAAAATTTAAAAACTCTCTAAGGTGCATCAGGTTCTCTCAGTTCTCCAAATTAAAAATTGTAGTTAACTTGGACTACTGCATTATCCCAAAAGTGTCCATCTCTGGCACTAGATAATGTTTGCATTCCTACTGTAAAGTTTCCAAAATCTTTTGAAAGATTAATGGCTTTAAAGTCGGAATCATCTTCCCATCTACCATATTCTAGACTCATGTCTACGTATGGTATGTAAGGGACATCAACTTTTATGTCAATGAACGATTGTACGTCTGCATTGCGATCTAAATCAAAATAGTACTCAACGGAAAGATTTTTATAACCTGCGGCTACAAATCCCTCTGTCATGTCTGATACTTGATCTACTCCATCTACAAACTCATAATGCGTTACTCCCGTACTGAAAGATACTCCATATATAGGCTTGAAGTTATATCCACCATAGAAATCTAACTCATAATTTGAGCCGTCATCATAGTCGACATCTCCAATCCAGACTCCACCAAAAGCTCCGCCTTTGTTAAGTTCTAGATTTACCTCACCCATTGGGCTATGTTTATTCTGATCTATTCCTCTCCATAGATAATTAGACCTAACACCAACTTGACCACTTACTTCCACTGGGCTAGTCACTTCTTGAGCGATAAGCGGGGTAGAAAGTAGCAATAGTGCTGGAATGATTTTCATTGAATGATTCATTTATTTCTCCTAAAATAGCGAAAAGACAGTATCTACTAAAGTGTAGATAAAAAAGAGCCAAAAACCATATTTATATAAGACATCTGATTCTTTCTGTTTTCTCAGTTCCTGTTTTGAAGGTTTAAGATTGTATATCTTATACCTTGTTTTGTCATCCCTATTAAACATTTCAGTTAAATAAGAACATCAACCAAAAAATATGCAAAACAAATCCAGAATCCTTTTTTATAGAACTGTCTTGTTTTTTCATAGTTTTCTTGAGTCATGCTCCTTCTCTTAAGGGGACTACATAGGGTAGTCCCCTTGTAGTCTGTTTAGTTAATTCTAATGTTATTAGGTTTAAGTTCTTCGGGTTTATCTACAACTAACCAAATTGTTAATAATCCATCTACTAATGTAGCATCATCTACTTTAATGTAATCTCCTAAAGTAAATATTTTAGTAAAAGCTTTTCCACTAATACCTTTATATACATACTTATCTCCATCAGACAATAAAGGACTTGTTTTTCTTCCTTTAACTATCAACTCTTGTTGATCTTGAACTACGGATATGCCTTCTCTTTCGAGTCCAGCTACATCCATTTCAATTCTATACTCCTCATCTCCTGCGATAATGTTGTATCTTGGATAGTTGGTATCTGCTGTGGGATTGTTCATTAACTGTGATTGTAAACGATCAAAGCCTAAAAATAACCTATCAAAGTCGGTCAAACTTGTACTCAATGTTTTTACCATTGTTTTCTCCTATAAGCCCCTTTCGGTAGCTGATTGAGTCCCTTGCGGTGACTCGGTTAATAAACCTCTGGTATCTAAAATTCCCAAAAAGCTCTCAATTTTAGAACTTCAAATCTGTGCGACCAGAATTAAAGAGCTTTCCTTATGCCCACCCGCCTATAAGAATATAGGCACTGGATACAAGAGGGGCATTTTAACGAGTGCCAACTCTAATTTATTATACTATGGATATTATACCAAAATTAGAACTTATTGTCAAGTATCATTTTTTATATCCTTATCAAACTCAATAAGATTATTTTCATCTATAAAATTTACTGTGGCTTTAATGCCTTGCATCACGCCTATGCGGTAAGAAGTATATCCACACCCTAAAAGGAGTAGCGATACTAAAATAATTAGGTCAATGTCCATCTTATTTCTTTATTTTTCATTATATTATTATAGCAAAATTTAGGATTAGAGTCAAGAACTAATTTTAACCAACTTATAAAAAGTTCTTGACAAGCAACTTATATTTCGCTATAATATCTCTATAAATAAAAAATTTCAACATAAGGAATCAAATTGAAAAATAAAGGCAGAAAGGGGACAAAATTAGCTTGGGACTCGAAGGAAGATGACCTATTAAAACAGTATTATGGAACAATATCCATGAAGCAACTGAGGTTAATCTTTGAGAATAGGAGTGTAGATGCTATTAGGTCAAGAGTCAAACGACTCCGTCAAAAGGGTTGGACTTTTAGTACAATAAGAAGATGATGATAACAATTTATACTGGAGAAGGGTGTGTTTATTGCGAGAGAGCTAAACAGCTTTGTAAAACCGCAGGAGTAGACTATAGAGAAGTCAATATTAATAATGTTGATAAGGACTGGCTGAAGTTTAAAATAGGACACCAACCAAAAACTGTACCACAAATATTCTTTGATAGTGAATATATAGGTGGATTTACAGAATTAAGGCAGTTCTTCCAGAAGAAAGGAGATGAATGGAGTAATCTATTCAATGAGAACACGATTTGAAAATAGAAGTAAAAAACAGTAATTTTGATTTTGCACTTAGAAAATTTAAGCGCAGTATTAATAGTGATGGTAAACTTCAAGAGTATAGGGAACGAATGCATTATATTAAGCCTACTAAGCAAAGAAGATTAGCTAAGATGGCAGGGAGATTAAGATGGCGAAGAAGGGAAAGAGAATTAGACCCGATTCGATTCGGAAAGAAGAAGATGTACTAGTGCGAAATATAGTAGCTAAGTATATGAATAGGTTTTATAAATCCGTGATTCTTACTAACAAAAAGAAATATATGCGTAACCCTAAACATAAGGGAAACAACAACTATGAGTAAGTTTTTAATTGAGATAAGAGAATTTTTTAAAGGTTTAGATGAATATGACTATAAGAATATAGCATCATTTTTAGCCATTACGTGTGGAATACTGGTTATTCTAACATTTGTGAGAGATACAATAATATAACTAATGAAAAAATTAGTTCTAATTTTAGCTACATTATTAATAGTAGCGGGAATATACATGATAATAGATCAAGGCGTGAACTTCATTAAGAGATTGGAAGGTTGTAAACTAACAGCATACCAAGACATTGGAGGCACATGGACTATAGGATATGGTCACACTCGTGGAGTAAAAGAAGGAGATGAGATTTCTCCTCACATTGCAAACTCAATGTTGCGAACAGACTTAATTATGTTCGAAATACAACTTAATAGATTAGTAAGAGTAGATTTAGAGCCTCATCAATATGATGCATTATTATCATTTATTTACAACTTAGGAGCAACAAATCTAAAGAAATCCACACTTCTACAATACGTTAACGAGCGCAAATTTGACCTTGTGCCTGATGAAATTCGTAAGTGGAATAAAGTAAATGGAGAGGTCAGTTTAGGACTTACTAGAAGGCGACAGCTAGAAGCTCTAAAATTTGAAGGAAACGAAGAGGTAATACATCCTTACTACAAAGGCGATGGCTGGTGGTAAAGGATGAAGGATGAAGAAATGGTAAAATGGGTACATAGGTCGGAAGATAACTACGTATTTGTACTTAAAGACGCACTTCCAAAGAATGTTTTAGATATGATGGAACAAGTGTTACTTGCGTACTTACCCATACCAAGTTTTATTGATGGTACAAACATTGATAAGAATACAAGAGATTCAGAAGTTAGATTTATGCAATATAATGAAAGCAATACTTATGTTAGGAATTGGTTAATGAATGTTGCAAATGAGTACAGTAGTTATTTCCCAAACACAGATGAGTTTGGAAAGACTATAAACTCGAGAAAGGGATCTTTATTGCCAGAACCCGTACAGGTCACTACATATAAGCAGAATAATTTTTATAACTGGCACATAGACGGGAGCGCACAAGATCCTAGACATATGACTTTAATGGCACAGCTATCTAAGTCAGATGAATACGAAGGGGGTAATTTCGAGATCGAAGATCTCACTTTACCTTCTTTCGTTCGCGATAAGGGTACAGTAATTCTAATGAAACCTCATCTAAAACATCGAGTCACTCCTGTACTCAAAGGTGAAAGAAATTCAATGATCACATGGTTTCAAACCACGAACAAAACATAAAAATATAACTTTATTTTTTAACTTACTATATTTTCCTGACTTTTTGCGCATTATTTATTTCACACTACCACTCGTACCATAGAAGAATGAACTATTTAATCATTAGCTCACCCTACACAAACTCACTTTTACATATACCTAAGGATAAAGATACTTTACAAATGTCAAAAAGTATGTTATAATTATATTATAAATTTTTAATTGACTTCGTCATCTTAGGTTTCAATCCACTTGTTGTTTCGAAGACACGAGAGCGCGTTCCCCAAGGAACGATGCTCGAAGTAGTCGAGAAAACATGATTAATTGCTATTTAAGACAACTTTTTAATGTCTCATTTTAATTCGACAGGTCTTTTAAACTTAAACAACAACTACTTTCTTAAATTAAATGAGGCTTACTCTGTTTAAAAACTCATTGACAATTTCCCCAAACCGAAAAATATTAAAACCAATATAACCTATACAATTAAAGCAAACTTAACGGATAAAGACGAATATATCGAAATTATCCCTAGTATGTTTGGTATAAGCGATTTGGCTTCAATGTTAGTTTATTGTGTTTGTTTGGTATTGGAGGTTTGGCTTAAGGATCAAGTGGCGGTTCTTAGGAGAATCGAACTCCTGACTCTAGCGTGACAAGCTAGTGTGATAACCACTTCACTAAAGAACCTTAAAATACTTGGAGCGAAATAAGGGAGTCGAACCCTTGTCTTCTGGTTGGAAGCCAGACATAATAGCCACTATACTAATCTCGCTAGAAATATTCTGTTATGCGTAATAACCTACTGCAAATCCTATAAGTAATATAAAAAATGTATACGCAATTATGATCATGATCCTCATTAATCTTCTCTAGTTTCCAGACTGCATTATTCTAATCTGTAGATTAGCAGCCGCCTGTTCTTTAGATACATAAGGTCCAAACACCTTGTTTTCATACTTATAATACCAACTTTTATCTTCGTCAGGATTGACTTGACCTGCTAGAGGTAAGCCCTCAAAAGAAATTTGAGGACTAGAATATCGTTGAAATATTACTGTTGTCATAGAATTTTAGGTGGATATCTATATATGTTTAAACCTATGTAAACAAAATCATCCCCATCTCGTTCATTACCTACATTTAATTTTGAATTCCCACCAGAGCTAGCAACCATTATAGTTTTACCACTAGCTGAAGGTCCAATATCACTCCATGTGTCTATCTTCATTGTTAAGACCCCTTCATCATCTACATCATACTTGATGCTATCGTTTTTTCCGAATGTTTCCATTTTATTTCCTTATTTGGTGGAGCTGAGAGGAATCGAACCTCCAACATCCTGCTTGCAAAGCAGACGCTCTCCCGTTGAGCTACAGCCCCTGTTATTGTTATTATTCAACTAGGGATAATAAATACTTTAGTTCCTGCTTGGGAGACTTCTCTAGTCCTTCAAGTCGGTCAAGGTTTCCATCAAGAGAGGTAGCTATATTTACCACTATCTCTTTTTTAGTTATTGGAACTTCACCTGTTTTAGACTTATATATCGCTTTTTGATATATACCTTCTCTCGACAGTTTTCCAATAATAGATTTTGTACTCTTGCCCAATTCTTGAGCTAGACTTTCTACTGTTTCCCTAGTAGGAGCTTCTTCATATTTGTCAATCATATAACTAACTTGTTCTATTGTATAATTAGTTGTCATCTTGTTTTTCCACTACCTCCATAGCTAAATGTATTAGTTCTTTTCTTCTTAAATCTTCAAGTAATTCATCTCGCCTGTCCATTAAAACACCTATATGATCTTCTACTAGATCTATTTCTTCCATCATTTTCATCGTTTGTGCTTCTAAAATTATTAATTCTGATATCACTTGCCTGAACTCTAATAGAGTTGAATCCATTTTAACTGGAAATGGTAGAACATTATTTCTGTTTGACATCTAAAATCCTTACTTAAATTTGTTTATATGATAATTATACTCACTTTTGAACTCGTTGTCAAGAACTATTTTCAGATAATAAAAAAAAGGTATCCGAAGACACCCTTTTTTATATCGTTTATTTACTACTGTTAAAAATCATAAGCTACTGTATCTTCTTCCTCTTCTTCTTTAATCTTAGTTTTTGCACTAATTAACTTTAGTAAGTCCGCGTGAATCCTTTTAGTGTCTGCTTCAGTATCAAACCTACTATTTTCTAGGTCTACGAGTTCTGCCCAATCTAAAGAAAAAGAACCCCTTGCTTTATCTCGTCTAGCTTTTGCATTAACTATAGCTTCTGCCGCTGTAATAGCTAATTCTTCTGTGGGGGCATTGACTTTGAACTGTGTATCTTTTTCATAATACTCTGTACCATGTATTATCCATTTTTTAGACATCAGACACCCACCTTAACTTAACTCCTCTACGAGTAAGTTCGTTTTTGCACTTTTGTTTGATTTTTGGTTTACCATAAGCACTATTGATGTACTCAATAAGTTCTTTTTTACTGGTAGCACTCATAAAGTTTTTTACTTTAATTTGTTTTCTACTGCCTCGAAGTCCTATGTACTCAAAGCTATCTGGTTTAAATTTTGTTGGCATATTGCTCCCCTTATATATGATCGTTTAATTACTACTCTTAAAAGAAGGGGTAATATGCGTTTAAGCGACTCTTACACGGTTTAAACGACTGACAACTACCCCTTCCTAGTGTTTTGTTTAGAAAGAACACTAACTCACTTTCCACCTACTAATTTTCGAATGGCTCTCAAGACTTACAACCACAAGGGATTATCTTTACTGCTTGAAAGATAGAGTCCAGTCCACGCTGAGATATACTCAATTTTCGAAAGACCACTCGGGAACTCCTGTATAATTTTCTTTCTGTTTGCGCATCTGTTGAAAATTATAAACACTCACGCGGGTTTTTATATTATTTATTTTATACTCGTTGTTAGACAACTGCACCATCATGCCATTATTCGAGTAGGGTTCAACATAAGGGTATTTTCTATTACTTCGTGCTTTTCAGAGGAATACTATACATCACCCTTACTTCAAACTTTTCACAACCTTACTCATCCATTTATAGTTTATCCTTTATTGGTATTTAACTGATCACCTGAGTTTCCTATGTACTATCAAATATTGTTCTCGTTCAGACCTTATACCTGCAATTCTTTGTATACAAGGTTTTTTTGTGGTAATGTTTTCTTTTTAACGAGAATGCGATTTACCATTATTCAGTTCTCGGGTTAATCATTTGAGGTTTTCCTTCGCTCCCGAAATATTATCGTGTATTTACGGATATAATCACGACTTCATTTTTAGCTGTAAGTTTAACACTATTGACTCTTTCTTCTTTGCTGATCACTAAGCGCAGGTATCCTTTTCGTCATTCCAAGTACGGCATCCTGTCGTTGGTAGCTCACGCTTAGCTTTTATCCTGAATTTACTGTTTTCCCTGCTAACATGGGGGCTTATCAGACCACTTTTATACTCACTATGGTAATTCGAGTTTGCTACTTATTTTATACTGGAGTAGCCAGCAGTTCGAATTAATGTCGCTTTTCGTATCCTGCGTGGGTTTAATACCACAATGTCGTATCCATGTTCCGCTATCAATTCTATTTCCTACTTTATTTTATACTGTCGTGGGAATCTAGACAGTTAGGTTTAGAACTCTTACCATGCCATTTGGCTACCCGAAGGATCGTTGCTCAACTTCATGTTCTCTTTAAAAAGAGTCCCTCCTGAAAACTATAGACTTTCTACTAATCTTTGTAGGTCTGTCTTTGTAGCTTTGACCAAACTAGGGAAGGTATCACCGAAGTGTTCTTCAATCTGAGCAACAAGTTCCGCTTTGCGAACAATAGGCTCTCCTGTTTTGGTCTTTCTTTCCATAGCGACATAAATGCCTTCTCTGGATAGTTTAGCTATAATACTTCTCGTACTTTTACCAAACTGTTTCCCTAGAGCTTCCACCGACTCTCTAGTAGGGTTAGCTGTATACACTTCGTGCATTGTTCCAACCATTTTAGGTGTGTAGTTTGTATTTGTGTTAATTTGCATATTTATCTCCCAATTAAATGCTTATTTCTAAATTCTATATAAATATTATACTCTCAAATAACCTTTTAGTCAAGTTTTAATTTTGACTGAGTTGTATTTAATTCTCACTAATCGAACCAACCAATACAGAAAGGCATCCATCTGTTACATATCGTATCTGCACTAGCTAACATAGCAAACATAAATAGTATACCATAAAACATAACAGTAGTAACAACCGCATCTATGGTAGATTTATGACTGTACTTCCAGTGATTATACTGTTGTATTAGCGTGTCAGGTTTTCTTTTCATTTGTACTTATTCCTTTGAGCATTATGTAGCCACTTTAATTGTTCTTCCATTTTCTCAAACAGTTCCTTATTACCATTAGCAATAGCTTCATCCCTCTTTTTAGTAAAGGCATTTATCATAAACTGCATTTGGCTTTCCGTAGTTTTACTCACTATGTCATCTCCTTATAGCCTTTCCATGATTTGTATAGATTATGCACTATTTCCCATAGTTTTACCACTATGAAAACATACATACATCCTGCAAAAATACCCCAAGCCAGATGTCGTGTGCTAGGATCAATCGCTGCACCAACTAAATCGGACACAGCATTGCCAAGTAGTGCACCTGTTAATGCACCCTGCACTCCCGTGCCTCCTAATTTTTTATCTATGTCAACTCCCCAATAGGCACAAATTGCCAATATTAGATTATCCACTATACCCATTATGTCGCCATCAAATATCATGTTCATTCCTAGTTTTTAGACCTCTTACAGCGCCATATCTTTTTCCAAGACATAGGAAAGAAGCAAGTACATTTCATCTTAGTCCAAAAGGGATGATAGTATACTTTATCTAGTATAGCTTTCTTATTTCTTCTACAATAAACCACTATCGACCCCTACCAGCCATTCGTTTTTCTACTTTGCGTTTAGGTGTAATCGTTTCTGTACTACCTATTATCACTTCTTTTTCTTCATAGCTGGAGCTAGCAGGATCAACAAACCATTCATCTTTTTCAGAGATATATAGGTGTACCATTTTCCTGCGCTGAATTTCTTTAGCACATACTTTAGCGTATTGTCGATCATTAGAAAGCAGATTGCGTTCTAGATGTTTGTTGGATACTCTTAGTATTGGGTAATATGGTCGGTTCATTGTTTTTCCTTAATTTTTCGGTTATTCTTAAATTTGTATATATATTATCTCAAAGAATTGGTTAAAAGTCAACAAATAATTTAAGTTTAACTTAATTTGAATTGAGAGGCGTTATCTATCCAGACAACTATTCACGGGCATGATGCTTTTGTGTACACTCTCTCCCTTAACTCTACTCTTACTAATGTCCGCAGACTTTTCAAAGTTCGATCTTTTCAGACTCCACAATCGTTTCGGATGTTTAGGGGCTTATATCTCTAAAAGGGTTACTTCATTTACAAAGGTGTATATTTAAATTCAACCTTAAACTTTCGAATCTTATAAGTTATTCCTATACCTCTCAATTCATAGTAAATATTATCTCATTATTTAAGGAAAAAGTCAATAAACAATTTAAGTTTAACTCAATATAGTTCGTTTTTATACTTTAGAGAGATAGTATTGAAAATTAACTGCGAGCAACTTCGGGGGGCGGGACGCGAACTAACGCCATAAATGTCGTAATTTCGTCAAATTTCGCCAAATTTCTTCGGATTTCCCCGCAATTCTCGCCTGTCCCTCTTATATGTAAAAACTTCGCCAAAGCTTAAAATAGTTCTTGACAATTCCCCTAAAATGTGGTATAATGGGCAGCCTCACATTTGTACTTCACTTTTGCACTGTGTCTTGGGCGCAGGTAGGATTTATACTTCACTTTCATACTGCTTTCGGCGCAGGAGGTATGTTCCACGTGGAACAGTCGCAAAAAAAGCCCCTCGTAGTGAGGGGCTAATTCGGTCGCTTAGTTAAGGCGTTCAAGCATCTCTGTAAGATCTACTTTAGTAGCTTTGGCTAGAC